TAATTATTTACAAAATTATCCTCATAATGATGTTTATGACCATCATAGATTAGTAATAGATAAAACTTATTATCCTTTACTTCAAATTCAAAAATATGACCAAAATTCAGGTCATTATAATGCTTGGCATATTGAAAAAGAAGATCATACTACTATGATGAGAATGTTTGTTTTTATTCTTTATTTAAATGATGTAGAAAAAGGTGGTGAAACAGGATTTTTATTTAAAGAAGAAGGACAAGATGATTTTTTTAAGGTCAAACCAAAAACAGGAAGATTAATTATTCATCCTGCTAGTTGGCCTTATGTACATAAAGGTTATATGCCTGAATCTAGTGACAAGTATATTTTAACCACTTGGTTACAATTTAATCATTAAGGTTTGGATAAAGCAGAAGCCCTTAGTATATTAGAGGAGATTAAAGATAATGTAAATGTCTGTTGTGCCATTACTATGGAACCAGATGAAGTATTAGTATTAATTGATAAATTAGAAAGTTATATAAATGAGCAATCGTAGAAAAAACCACAACGACTTAGAGGTAGTACAAGAAGGATTCGCAAATGGAGTTGCACCTGGATTTCCTCTAAATGATAAAGAAAAACAAAAAATGATAAATAAAGCTGCTAAAGCATATGCTCGATTTTTAGAAGCATTAAAATGCGATTGGCAGAATGATCCTAACTCAGCTGATACTCCTATGAGAGTAGCTAAAGCATATGTAAATGATTTATGGGCAGGAAGATACACTCAAATGTCTCCTATTACTTCATTTCCTTCTGATGGTTATGATGGAATTGTAATTGAAAGAAATATTCCATTAACATCAATGTGTTCACATCACCATCAAACAATTGGAGGAGTTGTTCATATTGGTTATGTAGTTGGAGATAATGGTAGAGTAATTGGATTATCTAAATTAAATAGAATAGTTGAATTGTTTGGAAGAAGAGGAGCAATTCAAGAACAACTAACATCAGCAATTCATAATGCTGTAAATAAAATTTGTGAAAATAATAAAGGTGTAATTGTTACAGTAGTAGGAACACATAATTGTGTAAGTTGTAGAGGTGTTAAACATCAAGGTGCTGCTATGGTTACAACTAAAGCAACAGGAGTATTTAGAGAAAATGATAACCTAGCTAGAAAAGAGTTCTTTGATAGTTTAAAAATAAATAATGGCGGACACAATATCTAAAGTATACCTTGAATGGTCTGAAATACATGAATGTGTAAACATATTATGTAAAAAAATTATAACTGATTATCCAAATATAGATTCAGTAATGGGATTACCGAGAGGAGGTTTAATCCCAGCAGTATTAATTTCTCATGAAATTGATTTGCCTTTTGTATTACACCCAGGCAAAAATACTTTAGTAGTAGATGATATAAATGATACAGGAGAAACATTAAGTAAAGCACCTGGTGTTTATTGGGCTACTTTACATCATAAACCTACTTCTAAATTTCAACATAATTTTTATGCTAAGGAAGTAAGTGACCAATGGATAGTGTATCCATGGGAAAGAGAAGATTCAACAACAATACAAGATTATTTAAAATGAGTAAACAATTAACAATTTTTGATGCTTTAAATGAGTATAAAGATGCACCTAATAGTGTACCTTTTGTAAATGAAGTGGAAATATTCAACGCAACATTTAATAAACCCAATAATTATGAACCTACAATTCCGGACGAAAAAGAGTGGAAATTCGTCTATGATTTTGTCCTCGAAGAACTTGAGGAGTATAGAGAAGCTTGCGAACGAGGCGACATTGTGGAAGTTTTGGACGCTTTGTGCGATATTGCTTACGTTTCCATTGGGAACGGTACTATGTTACACGGCCTTAAAGATAAGATATGGCCAGCCTATCTTGAAGTACAAGCAAGCAATATGTCAAAAGCTTGTAAAACTGAAGAAGAAGCCATACAGACCGTCAGCCAAAGAAGTGAGGAACAAGGTGAGGCCTGTCATTATGAAAAGGTTGATGAAGGAAGGTATATTGTATATAGATCACGAGACAGAAAAGTAATGAAATCAATTAATTATTTTAGACCTGATTTACATCAATTCTTTACAGCGAACGAAATATCAAAAACAAGACCACAACAACATTTAGGAATTTAATGTATAAAAAGTGTTATCAAGGAAAAAAATTAGGATATAATACCTATGAAATGCATCTATGGGAATCTGATGATAAACATCAAATAATTCCTTGGGAAAATTATGCTTACGTTGAAGACGAAGAAAATTATACTTGCAGAGGTTTAAATGGTGAATATTTAAGACCTACTCTAAATTGGTGGTCAAAAAAGCAATTTAAAAATGATGGCCAATCAGATTATGTAGTAGAGACATTTGAAAATAAATCCCCAGCAGAACTACATTTTTATGATTTAGTAAGTAGTAATCATTTTCATCAAAAATTCCTTGTTGAAAGATATGGAATTAATGATGTTCCATCTACAGGACATAAAGAATTATTTTTTGATATTGAGTGTGAGATGCTTGATTCATTTGAAGTAGAAGAAATAGAAAAAGCAAATAAACCTATTACTTCAATTGCATTTTGGGATAAGCAAAGTGATACTTGGGGTTGTTTGATTTTAGATCCCAAAGGACAAGTTGAGGAAACTAAAAAGGTTATACCATTTAAAAAAGAAAGTGATCTATTATATGCTTGGGTTCAAATTATTCAGGAAACAAGACCTGATATTATAATTGGTTACAACAGTGATTCATTTGATATGCCTTATCTATACTACAGAATTTGTAATGTTTGTGGTAAGGATGTAGCTGATCAAATGTCCCCACTTTATGGTGATGTGGACGAACCAATTTTATCAAGAAAATATAGTAGATATTTTACTAGAAATGGTTTATTCATTAGCATATTAGGTATTGAGTCTTTAGATTATATGAGATTACATAAAAAATATAGTTGGAAAGATGAACCAAGTTGGAAATTAGATGCTATTGGAGAAAAATATGCTGGTGTAAATAAAATAGATTATGATGGAAATTTAAATGATCTATATAAAGATGATATTCAAAAGTTTGTAGAATATAACTTTCGTGATGTTGAAATATTAAAGCTACTAGATGAAAAATTAGATTATATAGCATTAACCAGAAACCTATCTCATAAAGGAAAACATAATTATAGCGAAGTTTATGCTAATACTACTACTCAAGATGGAGCCATTTCAGCCTATTTATTAAGTCAAGGAATTATACCACCTGGTAAAGAAAAAAAACCAAAGAAAAAACATGGTTATGCTGGTGGTTGGTTATTTTGTCCTGAAGCAGGTTTATATGAAAATATGTTTGATTTAGATTTAACATCACTATACCCTGCAATTATTAGAACAATTAATATTGGAAAAGAAACATATGTAGGAAGAATTGTTGATGCAGATGATAGAAATAATCGTTTAGGATTAAATGATTTAAAAGCAATGGATCAAGATACCCTTGTAATATTTGAAAATATAAAGGGATTACAGGAAAGTTGGGAAGTAGGAAAAATAGTTCAAGCAATAGAAAAAGGAAAATATAGAGTAGCAGCTAATGGTTCTTTCTTTTCTAGTAAGAAACAATCAACTTTATCTATTATATTAGAAAAATGGTTTAATGAACGTGTTGAATATAAAAATAAAATGAAAGCAGCATATAAAAAAGGAGATAATGAAAAGGGTAAATATTATTATTTAATGCAGTATACAATGAAAATTTTACTTAATAGTTTATATGGGGCTACTGCTGTACCTAGTTTTAGATATGGTATGAATAAATCTTTATTAAGTGAAGCTATTACATTATCAGGCCACAGAATTATTCAAGAGTCTGCTTTATGTGCTAATAAATATTATAACAAAATCATAGAAGGAGATATCCCTAAAGAACAATTTATTAAAAACTTAGATTTATAATGACATTAAAAAAACAATCTATAAGAAAAAATATGACAATTCTAGTTGATAGAAATGTTATTTCAAAAGACGAATTAATTACTATGAGTACCCTTTGGACAGATTCACAAGAAAGGTTTTTTAGGAAAATGCTAAAACAAGGTGGAAAATTTAAAATTAATGGTGTACCTTTTGAAGTGCAACTAGAACATGATAGCAAAACTAGATCCGACTATACTAAAGATAGTGGAATTATAAAAATACCGGGTGTTGGCAGATTCTAAAATCAAAATATCAAATGGGGAATTATTAGATAGAATTTCTATTTTAGAGCTTAAAATGCTTAGAATAGAAGATCCTGATAAATCCGCTGTTATACAAAGAGAATTTTATGAGCTCAATCCCCACTGTGTAAAATTATTTACTAAAAATGATTCTACGCTCCAAGTACTTTACCTTGAATTAGCCAGAATTAATGGTAAGATTTGGGATTTAAAAAATGAAGTAAGAGATTCAAAAATTAAAGATAAACAATTTATAATAACATCTAAAAAAATTTTTAAATATAATCAAATTAGGCATGATATAAAAAATGATATTAATATGATAACTAGTAGTGATTATTTAGATTTTAAAGCATATGATTCCCAAAAAAATATTTCAGACATTTGAACATGGTAATTTTGAACCTCAGTTCCAATTTCTACTTAATGATTGGAAATTAGAGAATCCTGATTTTGAATATCATTTTTTTGATGCAAATGATAGGCAAGACTTTATAAGACAACATTTTGATGATAAAGTATATGATACCTATCAAAGAATAAAACCAGGAGCTTTTAAATCTGATTTATGGAGATATTGTGTTTTATATATTCATGGAGGTTTTTATACTGATGTTGATTCTATATGTTTAGGTCCACTTAGTATGTTTGTAAATGAGGAAACGGACTTTGTAGCTGGTGTAGACTTAAATTTAGGTGATTTAGAGTATCATAATGTCTCTAATGCACTTATCGGTAGTATTAAATACCACCCAGTTTTAAAAAATTGTATTGATAGTATTGTTAGAATGGTAGAAAAAGAAGAATTACCTGCTGAAAACATAATGAATTTTTGTGGACCTGGTCTTTTGGGAATTGAAATAAATAAATTTTTAGGTAGAGAAGAAAAAGCTTCTATGGTTGGTTATTTTGGGAAATATGGTACTATGGAATTAATTTCTTTTGAATCACCTACTGAATTTTGGAGGGCATTAGATGGAAGAAAGGTAATGCAAAACAAAAATAGTAGTCCTGTGTTAAAACTTTTTTATGATATTGAATGTCAAAAAGTAAAAGATTATTTTGATTGGGGTAAGTATGGATTTAGAAATGTACCCTTTGATTATATAGTAGAAAAACAAACAAATAATTTGGATCCCAGTTAAATTTTAAGTATATTATTGTATCTATGAAACATTTAGAACCAACACCAGATTTTATTTGTGAGCCAGGAAAAGTAAATTACTGTGCTTATGTTGATACTGATTCTAATTATATTAATGCTAAACCATTATTAGAATTCTTATGGGAGGATTATAAAACATTACCCAATGAAGTAAAAGATCATAATGCCGAACAAGTAGCGTTTGCATTTGAAAAAGAAATAAATAGATACTATTCAGATTTAGCTGCTGATTGTTTTAATGTTCCTAAAGACCAAAAACATTATTTAGAAATGAAAACCGAGTGTGTAATTAGGTCTGCCTATTTTAGAGCAACTAGAAGATATGCTCAATGGATTACTAAACAAGAAGGTATTGAAAAAGATATTTTAGATATTAAAGGTTTGGAATTTATGAAAGCTAATTTTCCTAAAATACTAGGTGAATTTTTTAATAACATTTTGGAACAAGTATTAAAAGGGGCACAAAAAGAAGATATATTAGAACAAATTAGAAAATTCAGAAAAAAAATAATTTCAGGTGAAATATCTATTATTCAATTAGGTAACCCTACATCAGTTAAAAAATTAGATGATTACGTAGGATTAAAAGCTCGAGCAGGTGAAATGTTTAGTGAAATTAAGAAAGGTGCTCCTGCAGCTGTTAAAGCAGCTATTAGATATAATGATTTACTTAGGTTTTGGGGATTAGATAGAAACTATAATGCTATAACTAAAGTAGATAAAATAAAATGGATTTATTTAGTAGATAATCCTTATAAAATAGAAGCAATAGCATTTTTAGATTATGACATACCTAAAAAAATTGAAGCATTTATAGAAAAATTTTCTAATAGAAAAAATGTATTTGAATCAATATTATTAAATAAATTAGAAGGGTTTTTTACTGATTTAGAATGGGAGTTAAATTTAAATCCGTATGCTACGGCATTTGAAACAATAAAAATATAAGTTATGATAAATAAAAATAAGTTACAATCCTTTATTTCTAAGTATTACTTAGGAACATTTAACCAAGCTAAATGGAGAATAGAAAATAATGAAGTAAAGGTTTATGTTGGAGGTGCTGGTTTAGCCGCTAATGTTACTATGAAAAATTTCCCATTAGAAGATGGAGAAATAGCAGTATTTGATAGTAACAAATTACAAAAACTTATTGCAGTTACTAGTGGTGATTTATTGTTATCATTAGAAAAACAAGGACAACTCAACACTAAATTAAACATCAGTGATGCTAACTTTGAATTAAATTATTCTTTAGCTGATCCACTCATTATTCCTAAAATTGATTGGTATAAAGATTTAGAGTGGGAAATGGAGTTAGATTTATCAAGAGAAGATATTGATAGTTTAGTTAAAGCTAAAAATGCTCTTAGTGAATATGATACTTTATTAATTAGAGCAGTTAAAAATTTAGATAATAATACTGTATGTGAATTTGTATTTGGTGATAATACTAATTTTTCCAGTAAAGTAACTTATCAAATTGAAGGGAATGTTAATGATGTATTTGTAAATGCCCATATTCCTTTTGATTCAAATAAATTAAAAGAAATATTAAGTGTAAATAAAGATAGTGATAATACTAAATTTTATTTATCATCAAAAGGGTTAGCTAAGTGGACCTTTTCAGATGAAGACACTTCTAGTATTTATTATATGACAAGAAACGAACAAATAAACGATTAATTATGTATTACAACGATTCAGATCCAAATGGAGATTGGGGTACAGTTCATACAGATAAGTTTTCTGTAAACCCTAATAATAAACCTAGACTTTTTGTTATAGATGATTTTTATACAGATCCTATGGCATTAAGACAATTTGTAACCTCTCAATGGTACTTTGATGATCAAGGTTTTGAAGGTTTAAGAACTAGAAAACAATTCTTCTTTGAGGGAGTTAAAGAAAAATTTGAACAAACTATAGGTAAAAAAATTACAGTATGGGAAGAACATTCTATGAATGCAAGATTCCAAAATCATAAAGCTGATTTTAGACCAGTATATCATTGTGATAGTCAAAATTGGGCAGCTGCTATTTATCTTAATCCTGATGCCCCCTATGAAGCTGGTACTTCATTTTATGCACATAAAGAAACGGGAGTTAGAGGTGAAAATATAGGAGAAGGTCAAGCTTTTAATGGTCATACTTATGTTGATCCTACTCCTTATGTAAAAGTAGATACTGTAGGTAATGTATTTAATAGAGCAGTTATTTGGGATGCTAAATTAATTCATGCTGCTCCAACATATTTTGGGTGGGATATTGATTCAGCTAGGGCTACCCAAGTATTTTTCTTTGATACTGAAGGAACTGAAACTGAGATTTATTAAAAATAGTTTGGAGGGGTTAACCTTTCTATTTACATTATATATGTATAATAAAATAACATGTAGCTAGGGCACAAGTTATGTTTTGTTTAACCGAGTTAGCTTAGGCGCTCACAATATAAAAATGATATGAGTACATTAGAAATCTTTGAAAGGCATATAAGTCCTTTCGACATCCTTTTTAGGAACCATTTTAAATCTGACAGCACATTTCAACCTGTTGGAAATTTCAAACAACCACATCCACTTAATATTTTCTTTGACGATGAAGGACTTCATTTTGAAGTTGCCTGTACTGGTCTTACTAAAAAAGACGTAGTCTTAGATATTGAAGGGGATATTTTAAAAATTAGTTACACTAAACCAGAAAAAGAAGAATTCCATAAGGGAATGATTCATAATGGTTTATCTAAAAAATCATTTGATTTAAGATATAAAATTGCACCTAAATTTGATTTGGGTAATGTTGATGCATCTTTAGCAAATGGTCTATTAGAAATTTTTATACCATTAGCTGAAGAAGCTAAACCAAAATCAATTAAAATTAAATAATAAGTTTTACTAAAAAAACGTGTCCTAGCAATGTTTTTTTCGTATATTGGTGTATAAAAAAATATAAAAGTTATATGGCTAGAAAAGCAAAATCACACACACTTATTAAGGATAAACTATTAGATCCTTACTTTATTACTATTGATGACATGTGTCATACTGTCAATGAAGTAGTACAAAAAAATTCTAATCATTTTAGATCAAAGGGTAAATCTAAATCATATGAAAAAGCAATTTCATTTCATCCAAATTTAGGTAGTGCTCTTTTTGCTATCTCAAGATATCTTAAACATGATAAAGATACAAGAGATCTAGATGGAGTATTAGACCAATATAAAACAATAGAAAACAATTTAAAACAATTTATAGATGAGCAAGTTAACAGCGTTTTATGATGCTTGTATAGTTAAACCTATAGAAGCAGAAGAAACTGTATACGGGAATATTATTGTTCCTGATATGGGAAAAGAAACAAATACATTTGGTGAAGTTATAGCTGTAGGTCCTGGTAGGTATACTATTAACGGGACTAAACTAGAACCACATGTCAAAGTAGGAGATAAAGTTGTCCTACCAACCCAGGGTTTTACTAAATTACCTTTTAATGGTGAAGAATATTATATAGGCCCTGAAAATCAAGTATTAGCTAAAGTTGATGAGGAAGTAAGTGTTGAAGAAGCTTTAGCCGAAACAGAAGTAAGTGAAATTGATAAAGAAAATTTAACAGATATTTAATATGGAAATGCAAATTAATTATGGCAAAGAAGCCAGACAAAAATTACTTAATGGTATAGATAAACTAGCGGATGCAGTTGTATCAACATTAGGTCCTAATGGTAGGAATGTTGTTATATATAAAGGTCACGGAGAACCACCTCAATCTACTAAAGATGGTGTAACTGTAGCTAAATCCTTTTTAGATACTGATCCTAGTGCCCATTTAGGACAACTATTAATCAGACAAGCTGCTATGAAAACTGCTGATAAAGCAGGAGATGGTACAACAACATCTACTTTATTAGCCAGAGAAATTATTAAAGATGGTTTAGCAGCGCTTGATAATGGGGCCAATGCTGTTCAGATTAAAAGAGATATTGAATCTACAGTTAAAAAAGTAGTTAAAAATCTTACTAAAGAGATATCAGAAGATATTTCGGCTGAAGGTCAATTAGAACAAATCGCTACTATTTCATCCAATAATGATGAAGAAACAGGTAAATTAATTGCTCAAGCAATTGAAAAAGTAGGTTTAGAAGGAGTAGTACATGTTGAAGAATCTAAAACAGGAGATACTTATCTTGAAACTGTAGAAGGTTTACAATTTGATAGAGGATTTAAATCACCTTACTTTGTTACTGATAATAACACAATGCAAAGTGTTTTAGATGATCCTGCTATTTTAATTATGGATCATAGATTAAATACAGTCAAAGAATTATTACCTATTCTTGAGGCAGTATCAAATCAAGGAAAATCACTTTTAATTATTGCTGAAGACATTGATAATGAAGCTTTAGCTACTCTTATTGTAAATAAAATGAGAGGTACAATTAATGTGTGTGCAGTAAAAGCTCCTGATTTTGGAGATAGAAGAAAATTAGTTTTAGAGGATATTGCTATCACAACTGGTGGTAAAGTATTTGATAAACAAAAAGGAATGAAACTAGATAAATTCAGTTGGGATTGGTTTGGTTCAGCAAGAAAAGTAACAGTAAATAAAGAACAAACAACAATAGTAGATGGAAAGGGAGAAGTTGAAGCAATTGAAGCACGTGTTGAAGAGTTACAATCGCAAATCGAAAAAGCACAAACACCGTATGAAATCGAGCAACTCCAAAACAGATTGGCAAAATTCGTCGGAGGAGTAGCTATTATTCATGTAGGTGGTAACACTGAAACTGAAATGTTAGAGAAAAAAGATAGAGTTGATGATGCATTACATGCTACAAAAGCTGCTCTTGATCAAGGTGTTGTACCAGGAGGTGGAGTTGCATTACTATATGCTTCTAGTGGTATTAAACCTGATTCAATTGGTTCAGAAATTGTTATTAAGGCATGTTCTAGACCATTTAGTCAAATTCTAATGAATGCAGGATATAGTGATGTTAAAACACAAATATTAGCAGATCAATTAGTAAATTCAGGTAATGATACTTGGGCGGGTATTGATGTTAATACTGGAGAAGTTATAAACTTTAAGGAAGAAGGCGTGATAGATCCAACTAAAGTTACTAAATTGGCGTTACAAAATGCTGCGTCAATTGCTGGAACAGTTTTATTAACTGAATGTACATTGACTCAAGATAAACAGTCAATAGAGGAAAAATTAAGAATATTACAAGATTCAGCTACTAATGCAGCTGGATTAGCTCAAAGTTAAAATTATGGCAAAACAAGAAACAAAAATAGTAGAACAAAATGTATTGATTGCAGAAAGAGTACCACCTGGAGATAAGTGGAGCTTAATTGGTGAACAAGAAGTTCATCCTAGCTTAACTGATACTCTAGAAGCGTATATGAGAAAAACTGGATTTAGAGGTAATTATAGATTAGAACCTTTAAATAGTTGTTTATATGCAATTGATGCAGAAGAAATTGAAGTAGAAAAACCAAAAGAAAAAATATACTCAATTTATGGTGAATACGGACAATAGTTTATTAAACGAAAAATATAGACCTATTGTATTAGATGATTATGTTGGTAATTCTAAATTAAAATCATCTATTGCAAAACAATTAGAGCAGAATGATATTCAAAACTATCTGCTCTATGGTCCTGCTGGTACAGGTAAAACTACACTAGCAAAATTGATCGTTAAAAACTTAGATTGTGAATATCTTTATATCAATGCCTCAGATGAAAGAGGTATTGAAACTATTAGAGATAAGGTATCTGGATTTGCTTCAACTATGTCTTTAAAATCTATTAAAGTAGTTATTTTAGATGAAGCAGATTTTCTTACTATTCAAGCTCAAGCATCATTAAGAAATCTTATTGAGTCGTTCTCTAGAACTACTCGTTTTATAATGACTTGTAATTATGTAGAAAGAATTATTGATCCATTACAATCAAGATGTCAAGTATTAAAAATAGTTCCCCCAACTAAAAAGGAAGTAGCTGTACATTTAGCTGGAATTTGTGATAAGGAGGGCATTAAATATGAACCGACTGCCATTGGTAAAATAGTAAATCAATACTATCCTGATCTAAGGAAAATGCTCAATTCAATTCAGACTAGTAGTAATGAGGGCAAATTAGAACTAGATGACTCTTTACTAGTTTCTTCTAGCTATTTAGCTACTATCCTTGGGGAATTAAGATATACAAGTAGTAAAAGTTTTGTTAAAATTCGTCAAATTATAGCTGATTCTAATATTGATGATTTTGATGAATTATTTAGATTTTTATATGATAATGCTTCTGAAATAATGCCAGGTAAAGAAGGTACATTAGCTATTCTTATAAATGATCATCAATATAAAGCTAATTTTAGAATTGATAAAGAAATTAATGCAATGAGTTTAATTAATAGTATAATAGAAAATAAAATAAATAATAAATAATATGAATAAACAAGCACAACCTCAACAACCTCAACTTAATGTTGATTTAAAAAACACTGAAGCAATAAAAAATGCTAAAGGTGGAGCTATTTTCCAGTCAGGAGTTATCCTTAGGAGAATATCTAAATTTGTAGCGGGTACAGAAAGTGATGCAATTATGCCTATTCCTGTATTTTATGATCCTACAAATAATAAAATTTTAGGAGAAGGTATTCCAGTAGAGCTAAGAGAGGAATTAAAAGACGAGCTCTGCTAAATGAAGAATATATTCGATTGGTTAAAACAAATTAATTATCATAAACAACCAGCTGATTCATTTACTGAAAAAGATTGGGAATTGTTTAATAGCTATATGGTTCATAGATTTATGTCTATGAATCGTGAGTTTATAGAGGTAGTAAATTATGTACAAGAAATGCCTCCACAAGAAAAAATATTAATTTATAATATCTATCGAGAATTCATTCCTAAAAATAATAAATGGAATAAATATATTAAGTCTAATGTCAAACAACATAAAACAGAATTATTAGAATATTTAGCTAAGTATTGGGAATGTTCTCAAAGAGAAGTAAAACAATATTTAGATTTCTTGGAGGATGACATAGTTCTTAGTATATTGACTCAAATGGGTATTCAACAAAAAGAATTAAATAAATTATTATGAATATAGAAGTATACAATTTTTTGAAAAAAGAAGCTGAAGCAGATAAAGCTAAAGCATTAGCCAGTGTAAAATTACTAACAGGACACCCAGCAGGTATTGGTGACCACTCAACTAAAGATTATTGGGATAATTGTACTGAAGCACTTAAATTATTAGCTTCTGCTGAGGAAAGGTTAGAAGTGTTAGATAAATACTTTAACAACAAAGATCAGGTCAATGGGTGATACAATTAGTAAATATTACGAGTTAATTAGTGAAGAAGAAATGGATAAATTAGAAAAAAAAGATAAAACAATAGATGGACTATCTGTTGTAGAAGTATTTGAAACAGAATACCCAGAACTATCTGAAGAATATAAAAGAATAGGTAATGAAATGTATGAGATGTTTGCTGCTAAACATATGGATTATGGTCTAAATAATATTGCTTTAGGTGGTGATTTAACAGACGATAAAGATAAAAAATTTTCACTTACAGGTTTATGCATTAGACTTACTGATAAAATTTCTAGATTAAAAAACCTTCTTGCTAATGGAAAGAATTACGTTAAAGGAGAAGGTATGGAAGATACATTTATTGATATAGCCAATTATGGCATAATCGGTCTTTTAGTAGGTCGCGATAAATGGAAAAAATAAGTTTTGCCTCGAAAAATACCAAAAATAGTAAAGGAGATACAAAAATCCCCTGCTCCTGAAATTAACTATGCTTATCAGAAAAATATTTCTTATTCGCAAATGTCAATTTTTAGAGGATGCCCACATAGGTGGAAATTACAGTATAAGGACAAAATTAAAAGATTTAGTTCTTCTATTCATACTGTTTTTGGAACAGCTATACACGAAACAATTCAACATTATTTAGATGTAATGTATGAAAAAAGTGGTGCTGCTGCTGATAGATTAGATATTGAAGAATATTTTAATGATAAATTTAGAACAGAATATCTAAAACAATATAAGGCAAATAACAACACCCATTTTTCAGATGCTGCTGAAATGAGGGAATTTTTTGAGGATGGAATAGGTATAATTACTTGGCTTAAAAAGAAACGTAGTTGGTTTTTTAGTAGAAAAGGGTGGTATTTAGTTGGTTGTGAAGTACCAATAACTATAGCACCAAATAAAATGTTAAATAACGTATTATATACAGGGTTTTTAGATGTTGTGCTATATAATGAAAACTCAAATACATTTAAAATAATCGACATTAAGTCAAGTACAAAAGGATGGAATAAATTTGCTAAAAAAGATGAAGATAAACAGTATCAATTACTTTTATATAAACAATTTTTTAGTGAGCAATATAATGTTCCTTTAGAAAATATAGATATAGAATTTTTTATATTAAAAAGAAAAGTGTTAGATTGGGAAGATGAAAATATAATGTCACCACATCAAGCATATAGAGTTCAAACTTTTACTCCTCCAAGTGGAAAAATAAAGTTAAATAGAGCAAAAACCGCTATTAATAATTTCATTAATGAATGTTTTAATTCTAGTGGTAAAATCAAAGAAAGAGAGTATCCTGCCACTCCATCAAAGTGGACTTGTACTTTTTGCCCTTATAAAGAAGAGCAAGAATTATGTGGAGAAGGGATAATCTATTGATATTTTGATATATGTATAATTAAACGTTATTAAAAATTAAAATTATGGCAAATCCAAAAAAGATGACATTAACAAGTGTCAAAGTTCAAAGTGGATTATTTGAAAACTTTAAAATTGAATGTGTAAGAAGAAAATTTTCATTTCAAAAACTTGCTGACCGAGCAATTTATTTGTATCTTACAGACGAAGATTTTAGAAAACAAATAACCAATCAAACCAATATTGAACTATAAATTTAAATTTAATGAATAAAAGTTTTAAGTATTTACCTCCTGATAAAAGGAAAAAAATTCTACTAATTTGTGATGATATTAGAGTACATTCTGGAGTAGCTACTGTTGCTAAAGAAATTGTACTTCATACTTGTCAACATTTTAATTGGGTTAATGTAGCAGGAGCAATTAAACATCCAGAAGTAGGAAAAAGATTAGATATTAGTGCAGATACAAAAGCCCAATCAGGTGTAGAAGACGCCAGTGTGTTTTTATATTGTGTTAATGGATATGGAGATACTACTATATTAAATAATATTATAAACATAGAACAACCTGATGCAGTCATGTTATTTACTGATCCTA